GGTCGATCGCTCACTGGAAGGCAAAAGCTCTATTGAAAGGCAGCCGATGACCAATTTCATGACCGCCCTCAAGCCGGCGTGGCACCTGGAGAAGATCGCGGAGTTGCGCGCCGGCCGGAACATCGTGCCCACGCACCTGCAGCTCATCATCTCCGATCTGTGCAACCAGGACTGCCACTTCTGCGCGTACCGGATGGACACCGGCTTCTCGATCGAGCAGTTCCCTGCCGATGGCAGGCATAATCCCATCCGGTTCATTCCAACCGACAAGTGCCATGAGATCCTGGCGGACTATGCCGACATGGGCGGGAAAGCGGTGGAGTTCACCGGTGGTGGCGAGCCAACTGTCCACGCAGACCACCTCGACATCATCGGGTTCGCCCAGGCCCGCGGGTTGCAGACGGGCCTTGTCACGAACGGGACACGGATCAAAGATCACCCGGTCTTTCACGCCCTTGATTGGCTCAGGATCTCGCTGGATGCGGGGACGGAGGAAACCTACCGGCGCACACGGAAGTCCGACGCCTGGCCGCGGGTCATGCGTAACCTACGGGTGGCAGCATCGCTGACGAAGCCGAGGGTCGGCGTCGGGTATGTCGTGACGCGAGAGAACGCCACCGAGATCGAGCAGGCGGCGATCCTGGTTCGTGATGCCGGGATTCCGTACATGCGTGTCTCCGCGATGTTCTCGACTGAGGGTGCTGCGTACTATAACGGGATAACCGTGAAGGTTCCGAGGGTCGAGGGGTTTCAGATCGTCGACTGCTTCGCTGATCGCGTGGCTGACCTGGAACAGGGACCGCCGGACTATGTTTTCTGCGGGCAGCAGCAGTTCTCGCTGTACATCGGTGGCAACCAGAAGATCTACACCTGTTGCACGAACGCGTACACCAAGCATGGGGAGATCGGGGATCTGACCACTACGACGTTCAAGCAGTGGATGCGACTGATGGACCAGCGAAGGGACTGGGACTCGCGGACCTGTCACCATTGCCAGTTCAACGAGAAGAACCGGCTGATCAACTACCTGCTGCAGCCGAAACCTGAACACGTGGATTTCGTCTGATGATATCGATCTGCATGGCCTACTACATGAACCAGGTGCTGCTGGACATCACCTTGGATTCGCTGCACAGGCACCACGGATCGGACGACCTCGAGGTGGTCGTGTGTGATGATGGATCGCCGGTCCCCGTGGTTGCCCCACGATGCCACGTGGTGTCTCTGCCAGTGAAACACCACGCGCTCAACCCATGCGTACCGATCAACCGTGCCGTCGCTGATGCGCGCGGATACGTCATCGTGCTGACCAGCCCGGGGGTGGAGCACAGGTCACCCGTGCTTGATGAGATGAGACGGAACCTTGGCCCGGATGACTACGTGATCGCAGCATGTCAGGACACATCGGGAGCCTGGCTGTGCGCGAGACACGTCAGGGGCGGTTCGAACGGTCGCGGCGCCATCCCGGAAGGAGCGGGGTTTCACTTCTGCGCCATGCTTCACCGATCACTGTTTGATCTCGCTGGTGGATTCGATGAGGAGTACAGGCACGGCCAGGCCTTTGACGACAATGACTGGTTGTTTCGGCTGAAGCAAGCTGGCGCACAGTTTTGGCTGCGGGATGATCTGGTGGTGTACCACCATCGCGGCACACGATACGAATGGCCCGACGGTGGGCACGAGCGAAACAAGCAACTCTTTGAATGGAAGTGGGGGGGGTGAGTGAATGGCCGCATATAACAAGTTCGATGATTTCGTTGAACAACTTGTCTTAGCAAAGCACACTCTGGGTGCAGCGAACGATGTGCTCAAAGTCTTTCTGTCGAACGAGCAGCCGCTTGTCGCCGATACCGTCAAGGCAGACATCGCCGAGATCACGGCTGGGAACGGGTACACCGCTGGAGGGACTGACATCCAGAACGCCATCTCCGTTGCAGCCGGTGTTGTGACGATCACCTGTGTGGATGTCGTCTGGACGGCTTCTGGTGGCACTATCGGACCATTCCAATTCGTCGTGACGTACAACGACACCCAGACGGCTCCAGCTGATGCGCTCGTGAACTGGTGGGATCGTGGTGCGGCGCTCACGTTGCAGATTGGTGAGAGTTTTACCGTGGATTTTGGAGGCAACAAGCTGTTCGACCTCTCATAGGAGGGCATGTGATTAAAGAGTGCTGTCGGAAGCCTGAGAATCTATCTCCCCCTGAGCCATCAGGTCCACCCGGAGAGATGATGCAGCGGTGTCAGGTGTGTCAGTGCCGCCATTTTCGCCTATCGCTGGACCCCGGACAATACAAGGCGCTGTTGAGCACATTGGGGAAGCAATGAAACGAATCATCGTAGCCGTTGCCTTGACCTTTTTCTTGTCGTCCATCGCCTACGCCCTCCCAGCTCCCAAAGCCTCCAAGCTCCAGTGGGACGACTACACCGACCCCGACGCGACGGGATTCCATCTCTACTGGGTGCGGGAGAAGCCGGAGCCTCGTGTTTACACCGACGCGCAGAAAGTGAACTTGGGCCTGGATGTGGACGAAACAATCACCATTATCGACTTTCTCTCCAGCGCCCAAGGTCGGCTCTGCTTCCGCCTCACGGCCTATGATGCGGCGGGGAACGAGTCTGACTTCAGCAACGAGGCGTGCGGTTTTTTCGGCGTGGGGGTGCCCGGTAACTTGCGAGTGGTGCCGTAGATGCCGTATTACATAGCGCCCTACATAGGCGCAGGGACATTGGAAGACACATTTCGACCTCGCGGTAGTAGTCAGTTGGGATGGGCAGCCATCGACCTCCGCCCAAATGGGGGAGTGCTGGATGGAACCTGCCTACTGTATTTACCTGTCCACGACCCGGATGCCCAGCTTGACCGGGCTTCTGATGAAGCCTCCGAGGTATTGACAGCTGCAACCAAGGCTCGAATACGGAATAAACTTGGCGTAGATGTGCAGTCCTCTCGCTGGGATGATGCCGTCCTAGAGTTGCTACTGAATCCGCCCGCTAACGGCTGGAAACCTCTGCGTCCCTCGCGGCTCTCTGGGGTCTATAGGGTCCACCTCGGACCCCTCGTGCGGGCCATGCCGGTCATTAGGGGCGGAGCAACCATCACTGAGAATTGGAACTGTGCAAATGCGGAAACCCTCACCTGTCAGTTGACGTGGACTGAGTTCACCGGGACAACTTGGGAACTTCAGGGAAACACCGCCACCGTTGATCGGACTTCCGGCACTACTGCCTCAGCACGAGCCGACAGTGATCTTGAAACAGATGACCATTATGCTCAGGCCTCTATCGTCACATTTACCGTTTCTGGGTCTGGCACGATAGCCGTGGGCGTCTCGTGTCGGAAAGATAGCTCTGCCACGCATACGCTCTATAGGTTCTTATGTAACCGAGACACGGCAAATCCAGACGAAGATCATCTTTTGGAAAAAGTCGTTGGGGGCGCTGTGACGAATCTCGGGAGTTCGACAACGAATTTCTCGGCTAACGAAGTCATCCGGGTCGAAGCTGACGGAAGTTCCATTACGGGTAGGATCAATGGTGCTACCAACGTCGGCCCAATCACGGATACCGCGATTGCTGGCAATCTGCGCTGTGGGATTTTCTGTTATCTCGATGCTGCGGGGAGCTCGGTGCAACTTGATAGCTTTGAGGCGGGGGATTTGGTGTTGTTGCCGACGCGCAACATCTTGAAACGTACCTACCGCCCCGCCCCATTTGCACCTGGATTAGCACGATGAGGAGAGACACATGAGCCGACAGTATTGGAAGGAACTGCTCGCGTGGGAGGTTGCTGATGGCACGGCCATCGCCAATACCACGACAGAGACGGTGATCTACCCGAACATCACGATCCCAGCGAACTATATGGCCGATGGGCGCGTGTTGCAGCTTGAGGTTTTTGGCAAGCTGAGTACGACGGCGACACCGACCATAACCTTCCGTGTGCGCTGGGGTGGGGTTGCTGGGACACTCTTGGCCCTCACGGAAGCGATTACGAACGGCTCTGCCGTGGCGAACGTGAACTGGCTTCTTCGGGCTTTTATCCAGACTCGTGTCAACGGGGCAGCGGGGGCACTCCTGGTGTGGGGAGAAGCCGTGGTGCATAGCTCAGCCACCGCCGTCGTGTCAAACATCTTCAGCGTGTCGGGCTTTGATGCCCCGGCCCAGGTGACGGCTGATCTCAGCGCTGATACCGCATTGGCCGTGACGGCGGCATGGAGCGCGGCCTCGGCGAGCAACACCTTGACCGGCATGGGGCGGCTGCTCGGCTCGTGGAACTAAATGGAGGGGGCAACGATGGCTTTCAAGCTCGTGATTGAATGGGAGGGTCCGGGGACGCCTGTGAAGGTAAACGGCCCAATCGCGGACAAGATGGTGTGCTATGCCATGCTTGAAAGCGCGAAGGACGCGGTGCGGGACTATGTGGAGAAGAACCAGAAGCTTGTGGCTGTGGCAAAGGCGATGCCCGATGGGGGGTAGCACCAATGGCTTTCACCATCGGTCAGCTTCCGGCACGGGCATCAAGCGCAGGTAACCCCATCACGTTCTCCCAAGACGTGTTACCTGGGGAGGTGGTCTTCGTCCTGATGCTCAAAGTGAACGGGGGGACGAACCGGGCTGGTGGGGCTCCAACATGGGGGTCGTTTACCTTTACTCAGGCGAATACGACGCAGAAGGCAGCGGCGAGTCCCGAGGCGAGCACGGAGTTGTGGTATCTGCTCAACCCGCCGCCTGGGACGCAGACGTGTACCATCCCCAATACTGGAGCATTGACCGTCTTTCGTCAGATCGCATTTGCACGGTCCGGCGGTGCGATTGCGGATGGGAACAACGGGGGAAATGGAACGAGTACGAACCCGACTCCTGGGTCCGTCACCCCAACCGAAGATGGCTCAATCCTCTTTGCGACCGTGGCAAGTGGTGCGACAACGTGGGCACCCTCGTCGCAGGCAGGCACCATCATTCAAAACACGGATGACGGCGCACATGGGGGAGGGACGCAGTATTTCATCCAGGGCGGGCGGGCAGCGTTCACCCTCAACTGGACCTTCGGCACGTCCGATGATTGGGGGGCGGTTGTCGCGGCGTTCCGTGAACGTCCGAGTAATCTCGTCGAGAATTATAAGGGTCCGTCACCAGACCATAGGTTCAAGCGATGAGTTTTCCACAGAGGCGCAGTCAATACTTTGACTTTCCACGGACGACCCCATTCGTACCGGGAGATACTGTGATGGCCGCCGACCCGGGTGTATATAGCGTCGTCGGGGCCGCAATGAATCCCTCAATAGTTATTCCACTAACTGCTGGTGTCTATAGCAAGGTGGGATCTGAAATGAATCCCGCTATTACAATGCCAGCGGTGTCAGGTGTCTACAGTGTAGCAGGCAGCGCCGCGTCTCTGTTCGGTACGCTGTTTATCGCAGCAGACTCAGGCGTCTATATAGTAAGCGGTTCGGCCATGAGCCCACTGATCACCTTTCCTGCGGTGGCTGGGGTCTATAGCATCACGGGATCAGCGATTGCGACACTGATCGTCATGCCTGCTGGTGCTGGAACATACGTCATTGCAGGTTCCGCGGCCGAGCTGTTCAAGAGTTTCCTGCTGGCCGCAGATCCTGGGGTGTATTCAGTCGTCGGAAGCGATGCAGCGGCTCTGGGGACCCTGAAGGTTGCCGCTGATCCCGGCGTGTATAGCATCGTGGGTTCCGATGCAGGCCTGCTGAAGGGATTTATCCTCAACGCGGATGCGGGGATCTATGCGCTGACGGGATCAAGCCTGTTGACGCGCATCACGATGCCATCAGAGCCAGGCGTCTATCTCCTGACCGGCTCCGCGGCTGACCTGATCAGGGGATTCACGATGTTGGCTGAGAGCGGGGCATACGCCGTGACCGGGTCGGTGGCGAACCTGCTCAAGAGCTACGTCTTGTCGGCCGACAGCGGGGTATATCTTCTCGTGGGATCTGCGGCTCAGTTTATCCATGAAGGCGCCGTCACCCTCGCGGCAGCCGTCAGAAGCGTCATCCTTGATCCGAGCCAGCCTCCGCGGCCTGGTGGTCCAGGCCAGCCCCCCCGCGGTGGTCCACGTCAGCCGCCACGGAGCTGAGCGATGCCAGGACTGAAGCTGATCACGGCCCCGACGATCGAGCCGGTGAGCCTCGTCGAGGCCAGGAACCACCTGAAGCTGGAGGCGACTGGTTCGCCACCTACCCATCCTGATGATGCGTTGGTGTCTAGCCTGATCAAGACCACACGCATGCATCTGGACGGTAGGGATGGATTGTTGAGCCGTGCGCTGATCACCCAGACGTGGGAGCTGGTGCTGGATAAGTTCCCAGACAGCGACATCCGCATCCGGCTGGCGCCGCTGCAGTCGATCGTGAGCGTGAAGTATGACGATCCCAATGCGGTGGAGCAGACGGTGGCCTCATCTAATTACATGGTGGACATCACATCGATGCCTGGCTGGGTCGTTCCCATCACAGGGTTCGCGTGGCCGGTGCCGCTCGACACCATCAACGCGGTGAGGATCCGGTTCGTCGCGGGCTATGGGGCCGCTGCCTCCGACGTGCCAGAGCCCATCCGCCAGGCGATGCTGCTGCTCATCGGTCACTGGTATGAGAACCGCGAGCTCGTTGCCTTGGGGCACATCGCTCCAGAGTTTCCATACATGGTCAACGCGCTGCTGAGCCCGTATGAGCTGATCACCATCACATGAGTATCGGACTGCTTGGCATAGGGAAGCTGGACCGACGGGTCATCATTCAGAGCCTGGGGACAGGTGTGGATGCGGCCGGCCAGGAGATCAAGACGGTGACGAACGTCGTGACGGTCTGGATGGGGTTCAGGGAGGACCAGGGCAAGGGTGGGGAGCGGTTCATCGCCCAGCAGGTGGTGGGCCGAGCCGTGCTCACGTTCATCACGCGGTGGCGCAGCGGTGTGACCGTCAAGCACGTGCTGTTTTACGATAACAAGACGTGGGACATTCATGACGTGCGAGAGATCGGGCGGCGAGGCGGCCTGGAGATCGATGCCTCGGCCCGGGCGGAGGGATGATGGCTGAGGGGTTTACGTTCACCTTGTACGGAGCCAGGGAGCTGGAGAACGCGCTCAGGCAGTTGCCGACCTCGGTTGCCAAGGCCACCCTGCGCGGCGTGCTGGTGAAGGCTGGGGAACCGGTGGTGCACGCGGCCAGGGCCCTGGCGCCGGTGGATAGGGGTGATCTCGCGGCCAGCATCGGCATCAGGTCGATCTTGACCCGACGACAACGGCGCGCCAGAAGGGCTGGTGGGAGAGGCGGAGCAGCGGACGTGTTCATCGGTCCCAGCTTCCCCATGGGGGCGCACGGGCACCTGATCGAGTTCGGCACGGTGAAGATGCGGGCCCGTCCGTTCCTGCGTCCGGCCTGGGACGCGAATAAGCGGCACGTGCTGGAGACGGTGCGCGCTGAGCTGTGGAAGGCGTTGGCAACAGCAGCGAGGCGCCTCGCCAAGAAGGCCGTGGCTGGCCGCATCAGTGCCAAGCAGGCGGCGGAGATCATGGGATGAGCGTGTCGACCGACCTGCGGGCGTTCATCCTGGCTGATGGCACCGTGGCTGGCCTGATCGGGACGCGGCTGTATCCACTCACCCTTCCGCAGGCGCCGACGTTGCCGGCGATGAGCTACCAGTGGATCAGCGGGCAGCACTTCAACGCGATGGACGCGCCAAGCAAGCTCAGTGGTCCTCGGGTACAGTTCACCTGCTGGGCCGCGACCTACCTGCAGGCGGAGGCGGTGGTCGAGGCTCTCAGAAAGCGCCTGAACGGCTTCCGCGGTATGGCTGGCGCGACGGAGATCCAGGGAGCGTTCATGGAAAGCGAGCGGGATCTGTACGAGCCTGATCCAGCGCTGTTTGCGAGAAGCGCAGACTTCTTCGTGTATCACACCGACACCTAACGGGAGGGAAGGGAGATGACTGTTGCGGCACGCATCGGTATCGGAACGATCCTGAAGAGAGCGGCGGCCACCTCGAGCCCGTTCAGCTACACGACCATCCCTGAGGTCGTGAGCATCGCTGGTCCGACGGCGAGCTTCGACATGGTGGACGTGACCACCATGGAGTCGACGTTGGCCACCAGGGAGTTTATCGCGGGGCTCAGGGACTCCGGCGAGCTGACGTTCGAGATCAACTTCCTCACGGCCAACGCGGTCCACGTGGGGCTGCGCGACGACAACCTGAACCGG